GGTATAGACACTCACAAACAACCTGCAGTTCAAGATAATTTTACAGCTGGTTATTTTAATACTACATCTGCAATAAATGCAATAATTTTTAGATTTGAAACTGGCAATATTGGTTCAGGAACACTTAAACTCTACGGAATAAAGGATTCATAATGAGCATAGTTACACTTAATGACAGAGGAGTTAGATCGGTTACAACCTTTGGGTCTTTGAATACTGGATCTATGGTGTTTATTAAAAAGTTAACTGCTAGTTCTAGTTCTACTTTAAGTTTTGTTAATGGTGCATCTAGTGTAGTATTAGATTCTACTTACAAAGAATATGTGTTTACATTTAAAGATATACATCCAGCCAGTCAATCAAAATTTTCATTTAATGCTTCGGTTGATACTGGCAGCAATTATAATGTAACAAAAACTACAAGTGTATTTAATAGTTTTCATTATGAAAATGATGGAAATGCAAATCTTGGCTATGATGATGATGGTTCGGATATTGCACAAGGAACTGGTTTTCAATCTTTAACACAGTATTCGCCTAATGCTGATAATGATGGTTGCATTGTTGGGAAGCTACATTTATTTAACCCATCATCTACAACTTTTGTTAAACATTTTATATCTACTGCAAATTCTATGCACACAGGAGGCGGCAATCCATTTACGTCAAATAGTTTTGTAGGTGGTTATTTTAACACAACATCAGCAATAGATGCTATTCAATTTAAACAAAGTTCAGGAAACATAGACGCTGGAGATATTTGCCTTTACGGAATTCTATAATAATGATACATAAAATATAAGGAGAAAACTATGCCAAGATATCATAATATAAACGGTAACAAAGTACAGTTTACAGCTGAAGAAGAAGCTGCAAGAGATGCTGAAGAAAAAGCGTGGGCAGATGCTGCCCCTGCTAGAGCTTTAGCTGATCTTAGAGCTAAGAGAAATAGACTTCTTGCTGAAACTGATTACTATGCTTTATCTGATGTTACTATGTCAGATGACATGAAAACATACAGACAGAATCTTAGAGATCTGCCTGCAGGTAAAGACACTGTTGAAAAATGTCAAAATGCTACGTGGCCTACTAAACCATAGGTAAATTAATATGTTGCAAAAAGTAAAATTTGCACCGGGATTTAACAAACAAGTTACATCAACAGGTGGTGAGAGCCAATGGGTTAATGGTGACAATGTTCGTTTTAGATATGGTACCCCTGAGAAAATAGGTGGCTGGTCACAATTAGGATCTGTTCAAATAACAGGTAGAGCAACAGCCATACATCACTTTGTAAATACATCAGGTATCAAGTATGCAATACTAGGAACAAACAGAATTTTATATGCATACTCTGGTGGTATATTTTATGACATACATCCAATCAAATCTACAACCACGTTAACAAGTGCATTCTCTACAACGAATGGATCAAAGGTTGTAACTTTAACTTTTTCTTCAGCACATAATATAAATAAATTTGATATTATATTATTAGATAATTTTACATCTATTACTAACTCTGGTTTTGTATCTGGTGATTTTACCGATAAAAAATTTATGGTAACATCAATACCAACAGACACCACTCTTACAATACAAATGGAATCTAATGAGTCTGGATCTGGTGCATCGACATCAGGTGGTATTAGAGTTCAACACTATTATCCAGTGGGACCTGCAGTTGAGGTTGCAACAACAGGTTGGGGCCTTGGATCATGGGGTGGTGTGCAACAAGGACAATTTACTTCTACACTATCATCATCAATAAATACAAGTGTAACATCACTAACAATGGCTAGTTCAACATCTTTTCCATCATCAGGTACAGTGCAAATTGATTCTGAATTAATTACTTACACTAGTAATAGCGGTGGTACGTTATCAGGATTAACAAGAGGTGCTAATGGTACAACAGCTGCATCGCATTCATCAGGTGCAACCGTTACTGATGCATCAAACTTTTTTGCATGGAACGCTGCAACATCAGGAGATATTGTAACTGCACCAGGACTTTGGTCACTAGATAATTTTGGTAACAAACTTATTGCAACTATCAACGGTGGTGAAAGTTTTGAGTGGGACTCAAACCCTATCGGTGCAAATTCTACAAGAGCAACTATTATAACTGGTGCACCAACTGCATCTGCATTTACTTTAGTATCTACACCAGACAGACATTTAATATTTTTTGGAACAGAAACAACTATTGGAACTAAATCTACACAAGACCCAATGTTTGTAAGGTTCTCTTCTCAAGAGGATATCAACACTTATGCACCAAGTGCAACAAACACTGCAGGTACACAAAGACTTGCAGATGGATCTAAAATCGTAGGAGCGATCAGAGGTCGTGATGCGATTTATGTTTGGACTGATACAGCGTTATTTACCATGAGATTTGTTGGTCCACCGTTTACATTTTCATTCCAACAGGTTGGTACAAACTGTGGATTGATTGGACAGAACGCAGCTGTTGAGGTTGATGGTACTGCATACTGGATGTCAGAGAATGGTTTCTTTAGATACGCTGGTAGACTAGAATCTTTACCATGTTTAGTTGAGGATCATGTCTTCGATGATATTAACACAATACCAAAACAACATATCAATGCAGGTTTAAATAACTTGTTTGGTGAAGTCGTTTGGTTCTATCCAAACTCTGGATCAGGAACTGTAAACAGAATGGTAACTTACAATTATCTAGACTCAAGCAACGAGCGACCAGTGTGGACTACAGGCACGTTAGCTAGAACAGCATGGCAAGACTCTGCTGTATTTGGTAAACCACATGCAACAGAATATGACTCTAGTGCAGAGACAGCTGACAGTGATGTTAATTATGTTCACGGTAATACTGATGGTGCAACAACATATTACGAACATGAAACAGGATTAGATCAAGTTAAATTAGGTCAAACAACAGCAATTCCTGCTAATATAGAATCTGGTAATTTTGATATAGGCTCACAAGGTTTAGCTGGTGATGGTGAGTTTATGATGAAAATAAGAAGAGTGATACCAGACTTTCTTGCACAAACAGGTGATGCAAGAGTTACATTAAATTTAAGAGACTTTCCAAATGACACGGCAGCTAGTTCTACATTAGGTCCATTTACAATAACAAGTGGTACACAAAAAATAGATACCCGTGCAAGAGCTAGAGAGATATCTTTAAAAATAGAAAATACTAGCACCAGTCAATTTTGGAAACTAGGTACATTTAGAATAGACTATCAACCGGATGGTAGAAGATAATGCCACTAAATAAAAAAGGCAAAAAAATAATGAAGTCTATGAAAGATCAGTATGGTAAGAAACGCGGTGAGCAAGTATTTTATGCATCACTAAATAAGAAAAAAATTAAAGGAGTTAAGAAAAAATAATGGCAAAGATAGTACAATCATTAACACAGCCACCAAGAGAATATGATCAAGAATCATTCTTATCTTTAGTTAGAGATTTAAATGGGTTGATTGAAAAATTAAACACAACATTTCAAGAGGAGAAAACAGAGGACAATGATGCAGTTGTTTTCTTTTTAGGATCATAATGGCTAACGTATTTGTAAATAAAAAAGTAGATTTAACAACAACGAATGCTACCACACTATATACAGTGCCTTCAGCAACAACTGCTATAGTAAAATCTATATTAGTGAGTGATGATAGTGGTAGTGGATCAACCATAACTATACAAATAGTAACATCTTTAGAAGCCACATTTAGTGTTGCACATCAAAAAACCATATCTGCTAATACGCCAACAGAAATATTAACAAACCCATTAATCGTTGAAACAGGAGAGATAGTAAAAGTGACAGCGGGTAATGCAAATAGGCTCCATGTGATCCTATCGGCTATGCAAGTAACACCTAGAACTGTTACAACATAGTCTTGATTTACTTGTGAAAACCAAGTAATAGTATAAATTCAGGTGAAATGCCTGCCTTTTAGTATAAACAACATTTAACATATATGATTACAAGAGCTCAAATGCCAAGACAATTACGTGATAAAGGTGGGATAGCCAGTATTACCCCTAGAGAAAACTATGGTCTTGGTAGTAAAATAAAAGAACGA